TTTCCCAAAAGAGCATCAACAAATAACTCAATGAGAACCCCATTATTTATGATTGGAGTTAGTAGTGCGAAGGATGTTTTATTTGCAAGATTAAAGATTGATCAAGAAGGTGCAGGCTATATTCACTTTCCAAAAAATCTTGATGATGAATATTTTTTGCAGTTGAAATCAGAAAGAGTCAAAACAAAATATGTTAAGGGAATACCAACTAGAGAATATGTTAAGACGAGAACAAGAAACGAAGCATTAGACTGTCTTGTTTATGGCTACGCATCATTTATTGGCTTGAATGCTGACTTAAATAAGGTTAAAGATAGAATAGATAGTCAAGAAGAAAATAAGGTGACTAAAAAGAAACTTATGATACAAAATAATTTTGTGAATTCATGGAAATAGGGAATGGCTAATTTATTCGATACTGCAAATATACCAGAAAGAGAACCGACAGAAATAAGGGCTGGAGATATTCTTCAGTGGAAAAGAACTGATTTACATAAAGATTATCCCAACAATCTTTTTACACTAAAATACACTGCCACCATTTACCGATCTAATCATCGTGATATTGACATTACTGCTACTGCCTCTGGTAATGATTATTTGATTTCAGTTCCTAGTGCTACAACAGAGGATTATGATATTGGAGAATATGACTGGCAAGCCTATATTATTAGAAATTCTGATAGTGAAAGAATTACAATCGACTCTGGTCATTGGACTATCATTGATGATTTTGACTCCTCAAATAATGATATCAGAATTCATGCTCAGAAAATGTTAGATCACATTGAGTCATTCTTAGAAACGAAAGCATCTAATGGAGATGTCAGTTCTTATTCTATTGGTGGTCGATCTTTATCTAAATTTTCTTTTGAAGAAATTACAAACTTGAGAAATTATTACAAAAGAGAAGTTGCACAGCATATCAAAAAACAAAGATTAAAAGGTGGTCGATATTCAACAGGCAATAATGTAAAGGTAGTGTTTTAATGGCAATAAAAGATTTTTTTAGATTTGGTAAAAAGAAAAAATTAAAAAGAAGTTATGAAGGTGCAAACTCTACAAGATTTCTAGCAGATTTTATTCAACAAACACGATCAGCCGATGATGAAATTAGATATTCATTAAGACAACTTAGAGATCGCACTAGAGAATTACATCGCAACAACGAATACGCAAAACGATTTGTTAATTTAATGGTGACTAACATTGTCGGTAATCAAGGAATGATTTTACAAAATAGAGCCAAAGACGGAAATAACGAATTAGATTTTGTTGCTAATAGTATTATTGAAAGTCGTTGGAGAGAATGGTCGAAGTATGGAAACTGCACGACTGATAAAAAGATGTCATTCCATGATTGTCTTAAAATGGTCGTACAAAGTTTATTTGTTGATGGTGAAGTCTTAATCCAAATGATTAAAGATAAATCAAACAGATATTTATTTGCATTAAAATTTATTGATATTGATTTATTAGACGAAGAAAAGAATGAAGTTTTATCAAACGGAAATACAATCCGTATGGGTGTTGAATTAGAAAAAGATACCGATAGACCTGTGGCTTATCACTTATTTGAATATAATCCTTATGATTATTTTATTGGTACACCAAAGTCTAAAGAAACAATCAGAGTTCCTGCTGATAATATTTTACATATATATTTTATGGAAAGACCTAATCAAACCAGAGGTGTTCCACCCATGTCACCAACAATTAAAAATTTCAAAATGCTTCATGGTTATTTAGAAGCTGAATTGGTTGCTTCTCGTATTCATGCTTCTCAAATGGGATTCATAACTTCACCTAGTGGAGATGAATATGTTGGAGATGTTGCACCAGAAAATGAATATACCCAACAGATGAAAGTAGAAGCTGGAACATTCCAACAACTACCTGCTGGTTATGACATCAAAACTTTTTCACCAGAACATCCAACCAGTGCCTTTGATACTTTTGTTAAATCTATTTTAAGACAAATATCATCTGGTCTAAATATTTCTTATCACAGTCTGGCTAATGATTTAACTCAAGTAAATTACTCTTCTATTAGACAGGGTGAATTAGAACAAAGAGAATATTTTAAAACAACACAAAAATTTATTATCGATCATTTCTGTAAACCTGTTTATGCAGAATGGTTAAAGATGGCGATGACTTCTACAGAGATGAATTTACCGATGGCAAAATACGATAAATTTAATTCACCTAATTTTCAGCCAAAAGGATTTCCTTGGATTGATCCATTAAAAGAAGTTCAAGCAAATATTCAAGGATTAAAAAATGGTATTGTATCCGTTTCTGATATTGCATCTAACTATGGTAAAGATGCAGAAACTTTATTTGAACAAATACAAGCTGATAAAAAATTAGCAGAAAGATTTGGTTTAGATTATATGTTCGAGCCTTTTGGAATGGCGATGAAAGATAATGATAATGTTCAAACTAGAGAGGAAGAGGATGGCGACTAATTTTCCAGAAAAAGGTGACGATAAAAAAATTTCTCTAAGAAATTCTAATTTTCCACAATTTGATTATAAGTTTGCAAAAGCCATGAAAGATAATACTCCTAAGATTTGGAGAGCAGGGGGAAATATTCGTGGTAATGAAGCATATGAATTTTGGACTAAAGCTAGAAATGGTCAAGAAACGGAAGGTGTCACTAAATGGATAAAAGAGAGAGAGGCTTGGGCTTCTCGACACTTTAGAGATGGTAAACAGTTTAAAGATGATCCAACCCTACAGCCAAATATGTCTAATGTCGCTGGAGTGGTAGCCCAAATTAAATGGGGTGTTATTGGAACTTTAGGTGAACAAAGAATGAAAGATGTCATTTTAGAATTGACAAAGAAGCAAGAAGGTAAGAAGAATATAGATAGTAAACAAGTTTCTGCGAGTGTGACTAAAGCCTTAGAGAAAAAGGTAAAAGATCACAACGAAGAAGTTAAGGAAAGCAAAGTAAAATGGAATGCCAGAACTACTTTGGCTGAATTAACAAAGGTAATGGAAAGAGGAATTGGTGCATATAAAACAAACCCACAAAGTGTCAGACCGAGTGTGTCATCACCAGAACAGTGGGGTTATGCTAGAGTTAATTCCTTCCTTTTCGCATTACGAACAGGAAGATTTCAAGGTGGTAAACATGACACCGATTTGCTACCAGAGGATCATCCAATGAAACCAAAGAAAGATGAGGAAAAGCAAATGGTTGATATACAAAAAAGACACATCATCGCTGTTTCAGAGGATGAAAATAGTGTCACAATTAAATACGGAAAATCAGATGATTATGAGAGTGGTCTGCAAAGTCGTGAAAAAGACGAGGATAAAATGGATCATTTAGAAGAAGAAGAAAAAGATGCTCATTATGATGATGAAGAAAAAGATATGCATGATGATGAGGAAAAAGGTGGTCACGATGAAGATGAGAAAATGACCGATGACAAAGAGAGAGATATGCACGAAGATGAAGAAGAAGAAGAAGAGGAAGAAGAAAAACAAGATAAAACCTTTTCGAATAATGTAGTATATAGACATTTTTCTCTAAAGTCTGAAGATAGTGAAATGATTGATGAGGATAAGAGAACTGTGAGAATAGCATTCTCATCAGAACAGCCTTATGAAAGAGATTTTGGAATTGAAATCTTAGATCATAGCAGGGCTAATTTAGAATTTATGGCTTCTGGAAATGCACCATTATTATTAGACCATGATGCAACGAAGCAAATAGGAATTGTTGAAAACGCTTCAATCGACTCTGACAAGGTAGGAAGAGCCACAGTACGATTTGGAAAATCACCACTGGCTGAAGAAGTTTTTAATGATGTGAAAGATGGAATACGCAGAAATATATCTGTTGGTTATGAAGTCTTTGATATGAAGGCAGTCGAGAAGGGAAGCGAGGAAGAGGGATCATCCAAACGGACTTTCAGTGTTGCGTTCAAGCCACTTGAAGCGAGCATCGTTTCAATACCAGCCGATACATCTGTTGGTGTTGGGAGATCAGCTTCCATTACTAATAACAATAGAATAGAAGGGAAAAAACAAATGTCCGAAGAAAAGACAGTAAATCCTAATGACATTCTAAAAGCTGAAAGAAAAAGAACAGATGAGATTTTAGCTTTAGGCTCTGAGCATAACTGCAAAGACTTAGCAAATGATCACATCAGACAAGGAACTTCAGTTGAAGAATTCAAAGGGGTTTTATTAAATCAAATCAAAGATAAGCCATTGGCATCTGGTCAAGAATTAGGTTTATCTCAGAAAGAAAAACAAGAATATTCTTTATTCAAAATGATCAATGGTCAATTATCTGGTCGTTGGGAAAACGCAACTTTTGAAAGAGAGTGTTCAGATGAAATCGCAAAACGTACAGATAAAGCACCTCAAGGTATGTATGTTCCTACAGAAATCTTTGCAAGAGATTTAACACAGGGAACTGCTACTGCTGGTGGTCATGTAACACCAGACGTACACAGAGGTGATTTATACATTGATGCACTAAGAGAGCAGGCAACTGTTCTTAGAGCAGGTGCAACAGTATTTAGAGGCTTAAAAGGGGATATCAAAATTCCTCGTTTAACAACTAAAGGTACTGTTGGATTTGTTGCTGAAAACTCAGCAGTGTCAGAAACTAACCAAGCATTCGATCAAGTCACCATGACT